AATTTGTTGAGCACGTACAGCACGGCGTCATTGAGAGAGTTTATTTCCGGCTCTCTCTCCTGGCTGACGATATTCCGCAAGAACACCTCGCCTTTGGTGGCTTCGCCGGTGCTCTCGTCGAAATCCTCGATCGCGCGCAGGCGGTAATATTCCTGATCTCCAAAGAACGGGTCGATGTTTTCCCGCTTCTCAATGGCGGTATCAGTCATATCCTCGGGATTGAACGTCCCCTCGTCCCAAGGCGCGTTCCGGGCTTCGGCTTCCTCGCGGGCTTCTTTGCGGGCTTTGGCGATGGCGGTGTTCTTCTCACCGGCGGCAATCAGCCGGCTGGGATCGAACGAACCCTCTTCGAAGATATCACCGATATAGCGGGCTTCCTCGCGGGCGGTCGAGCGGGCGCCTTCCTGTTGGATCACGGTCGGCCCGCGGAATTTCACTTCCAGCTTATTGATAGGCCCGTTCTTCTTCACAAAGGCGTCATATTCGCTGTTCAGGCGCTTCCGGGCCGCGGTGGCGTTGGCAGTGTCTTTTCCCAAGTCAGCCGCATACACAGCCCGCAGAGCGTCGCGAATGGGTATCAGAGCCCTGATGCGATCCATTTCGCCTTTGGTCTTGCCGCCCTTGACGCCTTTGCCCCGGCGTTGGAGCTTCCGACCGACACCGCTTTCCATCTGATAAAGCTCGCCGTCCGTGTGAACGTAGTATGAGCCCTCTTTCTGCTCGGTCGTACCGAAGTCAGCCTCGGCCCTGCCGGTCGTGTCTTTCCAGTCCGACATGATGTCGATCGGGAATGTATCAATCTGCTTCTGGATTGGCCCTTCGAGCGAAACGCCCTTCTGACCGCGAACGGCATACCGCCCAAGGTACAGCTTGTCGAAAAAGCCCTGCTCGCCAAGGATGCGATCGGGATTGTCGTTGAAATACTGGTTCGAATTACCCAGTGTTTCCGTGCCCTCTTTGTTGGGCAGGCTGACAGATCTGGTCTGCGTCCACTTATCCGCGGGAACGGCGGCCTCGAACGGCGCATCCGGGTCTTTCTTACGCAAAAAGATAATGTCGGTCGTGACGCTCGTTCCGGCGTTGCCAGCAAAGGCCGTATCGGGCAGGCGGATAGCCGCCACCAGGTCCGCGCGCTCTGCCAGATATTCACGGGCCTCGCTGTCGAGCTTGTTCATGGTGCCGGCAGACGTAATGAACGCCAGCAGGCCGCCGGGTCGCACCGCATCGAGCGACTTCGCAAAGAAATAGTCATGCAGCAGGAACTTCTGCGGGTACTTCGGATCTGTCTGGATCGAGATATCAGCGAAAGGCGGGTTGCCGATCACCATGTCATAGGTATCGGTCGGGAGCGGGCTGCGCGTGAAATCGTCCTGCCGGATACCAGACTGCGGGTAAAGCAGGCGGGCAATGCGGGCGGTCGTGTGGTCAAGCTCAAGCCCGCTATAATCGACCCGCGCGGCGACCGTCTCCGGCGCCATACCGATGAAGTTGCCCGAACCCATGCCGGGCTCGAACACCTTGCCGCCCTTGAACCCAAGGCGTTCCACCGCCGCCCACATCGAGCGGACAATAGTTTCGGATGTGTAATGGGCATACTGGATCGACCGTTGCGCCGTCCGGTATTCGGTATCGGAAAGCATGCTCTGCAATTGGGCCCCGATTTCCTCGAACCCCTTACCGAAGTTGCCGTCCGCGTCTGGGAACGCGCCTTTGATGCCGCCCCAGCCGACATACAAAGCGAGTTCTCTTTGCTCGCCATGCGTGGCGTTTCTGCCCTCTGCCTCAATCTCACGCATCAACTCGATCGCGCGAATATTGCCAGTGGCCTTCGCCTTCGGGCCGCGGCTCTCGTCCAGTGCGCCGGGCTCGATGGTGTAGTTTTTGCCCTTTACGCTGTCGCGCTTACCCTTTCGTCCTGCGGAAACTCTATCAGGGCTGCTATTACCTGACGTTCCGCTTCCCGCCGGTGAGGCTGTTTTACCTGGCCGCTTTCCTCCTTCGGTGCGTTCGCTGTCAGGTCGGCCAGCATCCGGTACGCTTCCTCCGTTTTCTCCTGCAGGTGTTGATCCATCTTCCCCGATGTCCTCAGTTCCCTGAACATCTGTGGGGCTTGCTCCTGCATCGCTCGCAGGTACGGCATTTTGAATTCCATCATCAGTCTCCGTTTCAGTGATTTCGTTCGCCGGCGTCATGCCGGTAGTGTCCATCCCCGGCCAATTGCGGGCCGCCTCGTAGAAGGATTTCAGGTACGGGCGGATACCTTCGCCCAGGTCGCCAACCATCGCGGCGGAGTATTTCGCGAATGAACGCGCCCCAGCCTCGATGTGGTAGCCGGCAAGCGTAATGCCGTGCATCATAATTTCAGGGTCAACGCCGGATGATATATTTCCCAGCTTCTTCCGCAGAGCTTCGCGCGCCTTTTCGGCTGCGCTCTGTGTGAATATCTTGTTCTCACCGCCGTATCCCGGCTCTTGATCGGGTTTTGATTCTGGCGCAGGAATTCCCATGGGCGCCGCGGAATCCTGCGGTTTAGGTTCTTGGTTGGTGCCCTTGAGAGCGTCCAATTCAGCGAATGCCTTTTCGAGAACGGCCTTTGTCGGGAACTCGCCAGACTCCACTTCCCAGTAGGGCTCACCAGCGCGACGGCTTCCCGGCCCGTTGGTCCCACGGGTAACGATAGTTCCACTGGGCATGTGGATGGTTTGCACCACGTTTCCAGCAGTATCCGTGCGCGAGCGGCCCTTGTAGCCGGCGCCGAACTCTTTCCACGGCCCGTATACGATGTCGCCATCGGGCTTCGCAATAGGTGCGTCAAGGGTGCCAACAACAGGGCTTTTGTCCCCGAGGCCCAGCTTTGCAAGCAACTGGTCTGCGTGTTCGTTCGTTTTAACCCGGGCCGTGACCTTGCCGATTTCTCCGCCTTTTTCAATCGAGAAAATAGACGCTGGCGCACCAGCGTAATCCGTGACGGTGTATCCGTCCGGCAGTTTCCCGGCGATATAATCGATTATGCCCTCTCGGGCGGAGCGGTCTGCTTTACGGGCGGCCATGAATAAGCCCGCCTCTGTGATATCAGTCAATTCACGGGCCATTTCCCCAGCGGTCATGTCGACGGAGAGCCAACGGTTTGGGCCACCACGGCTTACGCCGCTGTTTCTGGTGACGCTGCGCGCCACAATGGAAATACCACCATTCGGCCCAGACAGAGCGGCCCCAATCTGCATATACACACCGCTCTGATCGGGGCGGTACAACTCAAGATACACATCGCCAGAAACCGCAATGCCGCCTTCATTGATACGGACGGAATTCCCCAGCTTGCCTTTTTTCTTGCTCGGCCCCGGCTCGAAACCATCAGCAATCATAATCTCAGCAATAGCGCGCGCGAACTTCCGGCCGTCAGCGAGGAAGCGGTTTTTCGTCGGGCCGCCGTCATTGTCGCCGTCGACGCCGCCCTCGTCGGGGTGCGGGATTACCGTGTTCGACCAGTCTTCCATCTTCGTGCCGGCCTTCGGGTGGATCTCCCCACCGCGCTCGGCGTCCGTCTTCCCGTCCCTGCCGACTTTGTTGATGAACACGCGGGGGCCGCTGTTTCCGGCCTTTTCTGCATTCACCTTCTCGATAAGATCGCGGGTCTTCGTGCTCGGCGCCGGCAGGTTGCCATCCTGATCCGCGCTTGGGAACTCAGCGACTTGGTTGAGCAAATCGACGATCGGAGCATCGAGGCGAATGATCCTGATCTCCGCGCCTTCATCAACCTTCGCCATCCACTGATGATGACCGTCAACGATATGGCCGTCCTTGGAGACCAGTATCGCGCGATCGCCGCCCTCGAACGACTTGGCCTTGGCAACCTTCTTCTCGGAGAATTCCGCCTGTGTCGGCTTGAGCGAGTCCGCCTGAACGGTTTCTTCCGTGCCGTCGATGTCGCGCGCCTTCAAGAAATTGGCGAGCGCACCCCGATGCTCGGCCTTGACCTGGGGCATGCTGTCCCGGGGGATACCGAGCGAGCCCGAATCCTTGGCAAACTCCACCCATTCGCCGTCGACCTTTTCGCCGCGGAACTTGGTGTTTTCCCCGGCTTCGGGAACGGCGGAATCAGTCTTATTGTCCTCTTGGCCGAAAAGGTTATTTGAGTTATCAGCCGCGCCTTCTTCTTCTGATATAATTCCATCGTATATGATCTGTGCATTGTTGCCGCGGAGCCATTTCGACACATCGGCAGACCCCGGTTCGTCGCGCTCAGATAGCGCCGCCTGATATCCCTGCAAATATGGCTGTATCTGGCCTTCCGAGAAGCCGTAGTTACTCCTGTTGAACGGCTTGCCGTCCACACCATCACGATAACCTTGGGTCATTTTAAACGCGACGGAGCTGGTGCGATCCACATCACCAGAAACGGATTTGAATATCCTCTTAAAATCCTTGTTCATCCACGTTTTTAGGTGGGTTTGCTTACTTTTTTCAAACCCTTCGGCATTACCAGACTGCTCCTGAACAAACGGGCGCCCCTTCCTGAACTCTCCATCGCGCGTGATATGTCCAACAACCACATTGCTGGCGTTCGTTATCAGGACGTTCTGGCGCTCGCTTTCGGGCGCCCCGGAAGCGTTGACGGTGTTTTCCCACCGCGCACGCAGATCCTCATAGGAATCGATCGGGAACGCCTCTCCTTTGATGCCGATTTGTGCGTTGACAGGCCCCTTGCTCGATATGTCAGCAAAGACCGCCAGATCGGCCCGGCGCTGGTCCGCCTCGATCTCTGCGCCCTGCTCTACCGATAGCTCGACCTCCCCGTCTTCGTTTACAGGAGGCTGCGGTCCGTCATCATTCTGGTTGGCCGCATCGGTTTCCGCCTCTATCTCGGCGGCCTTCTGGGCTTCCGTGACCTTTGGGTCTGTCTGAACGGTGGGCATGCCCATTCCAGAGGCAATGATGCTCTCATCAAAGGCGTCCGACATCGCGTCGGCGGACGGGTCCGACATTTTCTGGGCATACAACAACTCAGCCAGATCATTCAGAACTTGTTGCAAGTGTTCTGCATTGTTGGCTTGGAACGCTGTTGTTCTCGGATCATTTGCGCCGGTTCCGCCTCGAATGATGGTTTGGGCGGCTACAAAATCGCCCTCACTATTCAAGATCAGATCGTTCATAAAGATGCCGTTAGCAGCGGTTCCTATCTCTGTCAGCTTCGGTGCTTCAAAAAATTCAGCGGTTTCGACTATCTTGTAACCGCGGTCTGTTCTTTCCAGCCGGACACCAACCGGATAACCTTCTGGGTCGTCGACACCTTCCTTAACCAGCGCGGTCTGGGCTTCCGTGACCGGGCCGATATCAGGGGTTTTGATTTTGGGGTCGGCTGGCGCCGGCGGAACGGTCGGCTTCGGCGCCATCATGTCGGTAGGTGCCGCCGGCTCGGGGGTGGAGGGAATCGACCCCTCTGCCGGCGGCGAGGCAACCACATCAGCCGGCACAGGAATACCGGCCGGCGCAGTCGCCTCTTCCCCGGCCCGTGTGGCTTCGGGGTCGGGAACGGAAATCGGGCTGATGGTGACACCACCGCGCGATAGCTCGGATGACAGGGCTTCGAACTCGGTGCCGTCTTCCAGGCGCACGGTAACGCCCGTGTCCTCGATGTTCAGGGAATCGACGCTCTCCGTGAATGCATCCTCGACGATGCCGGTTTGCACCAGTCCATCGGGGTGCTGGATAACAACGGGAGTGCCAATCGGGGGAAGTGTGGCGCCGTCGAGTTTCTCGTTCGCACCCTTCTGCGCGAGCGCGTCAGCGATGATCGCCTTGCCTGCACTGATTGTCTCGTCGGGGATGACGCTCGCCCGGTCGCCATCGTTAAGCTGCGGGATGGGCATGCGCGCACGATCGCCGCGGGGCTGGCCGGGGATGGCCGAACCTGTCTTGCGGCCCACCAGAGCTGCGGCGACGGGAACCTCAACAACGGCTGTCGGACCCTCTGCCAGTCCTTCAAGCAGGATCTCACCGGGCTTAAGCTCACCATCGGCGGCGAGGCCCGCAAGCGTCTCGCCAGTCGCGCCGGCGACGGCCTGAACGGGCATTTGCGCCACCACGTTCGCAGCCTCACGCGCGGCGGGGCTCAACGTCCTGCCGCCTATAACCGCCGGGGCAATCATCTTGCCAGCGATGCCGGCGGAAATCATATCCAAGAACGCGATGGGCAGACCCCGGGCATTGGCCCTCTCTCTGGCGATAGTCAGCACTTCGGGGTCAAGGAACGCCTCTGCAATCGCCTTCTCGTCGGTCACGTCGACGCCAATCTCTTGAAGCGTCTGGATCAGGGAGAGCCCGTGCTCTGCCATAAACGAACCAGCGCCAAAGCCAAGGGCGGGGCCGGCAACCGCACTCAGGGCTATCCCGGGGGCCATCAGCGGCAGGCTTTGCATTGCAACACGCGCGATCGATGCCGGGTTGTCCCAAGCTGCCTGTGCGGCCTCTCCGAACGTCTTGGCCTCGGAGATCTCCTGCAAGCCCGGATCTTGCGGCAATTTGGCGATAGCTTCCTGCTGTCCGGCGATACCCTTGAACTGGCGGACTATATCCTTTTCGTACTTTCCCCGCATTTTTGCGCGGATATCCTCACTCGCCTGGGCATACATCGAGATTTCAGGATTGCGGCCCGCGCGCTGCATGAGCACCGAGAGCCCCTTTTCGTTACCGGCGGCGCGGTGTTCGTCGATCTGTGCCATGAGACGCAGTTTTTCAGCATGACCACTGGCAACGATGGCGCGGCCAGCTACCGCCAGATTGCGCCCGCCAGTCTCAAGCGGGTCGGCAAAGTTCCGGTCTACGAATGATTGGTCTTGGAAGGAAAGCCGGGGGAAGGCGGAATCTTCTGCCGGGGCAGCCGTTTGCGCCGCCGCCCCAGCATCTTCGAACGGGTTGAAGTCGAGTTCTTCAAGCCTGCTCGATGCGGCGTTCCCACTTGCCGGTGTGGTCGTATCGTTTTCGAACGGATTGCCGTCCAGTTCGATAAGGTCGGATGAAATCTCAGAGTCGTCGTCTTCGAAGGGGTTATATTCCAACGGCTCTAAGGGCATTTACTTCACCTTGTAATATTTCTCGCCTTTCTTCACGACCCAGCCATTCGCACGGTCGGACCATCTGGCGCCTGGATAATCTACTGGCTTTTTGCCTTTTTTAGTAGATGTAGATTTCTCCGACGGTGCAGGGGTCTTCTTCGGCGCGGGGGCGGGCTTGTCTGCCGTCTTCTTTGCCTTCGTTTTACCCGGCCCCTTACCGTCACCGGCGCGGTCGCGGTAGATCTCCATTGTCCGGTTTTCGATCCAGCGAGAGCGGTTTCCGTCGCTCTCTTTGAAATCGGTTGAGTCACTGTTCCACAAGCTCGCCTTGTCGTCAGCCTCTTCCTTGGCCTGCTTGTTTGCCGACCGGAACGCGGGGCTCTTCGGATCGATGGCCTTCTCTGCCTTCGTCGGTGCAGCCTGCTCTGCCCAAGGATGGCTACGGGCTTTCAGATCCTTGTAGACCTCGGGCCACTTGGTTTCTTCGCCGTTAATGCCCTTCGTTGTGTGGCGCTCAACCGCGGCGTTCCATATGCGGGAATCGCGGGCCGACATATCCTTTGCCTTCAAACCGGATTTTTTCACATCGATGCGGTTCTTGCGGTTCAGATCATTCTCGCGCGATTGGAAGTCCTGATCGTATTTCTTACCCAGAATGGCATTGGTGAAACTGATATCGGCCATAGTCTCCGCGTGTTTGAAACCGTTTTTTTGTAGCCGGTCGCGCTGGCCGCGGCTGAGCACGTTTTCGCCGGATGCGTGATCACGGGTCTTTTTGCTCTCGCCCGCCTGGAAGTTCTGGCGCAGTTCGAGAAGCTTCTTATCGCGCTGGAAGGCAGCCCGCGACTTGCCCTCATGGATCATGGCGTCGCCTACGCCTTCCGCGAAGCCACCTATGATCTTCCCAAGATTAGCCATGCTCAGACACCCCCGGGGCCAGCCGGCGGCGGTCCACCGGGCGCCGGCTGCTGGCCGCCATCCAGCGGCGGCGGTCCACCGGCCGCATTGATCTGCGATGCTTTTTCTTCAAGGCCCGGTACAACCTCTTCAAGCCTACCTTCCTCGTCTGCCCGCGACATCGCTTGGAAGTCAGCGGCGATACCCTCTTTATCGAGATTGCCGGTTTCCTGCTCTTGGGTGCCCCACATATCCAGCGCCCTTAGAAGCGCCTTTTCCTGCTCTTCCGGCGTGAACGTATGCACACCAGCGGCCTCTGACAGTTCCGCGATTTGTCCCAAGATCTCGATCCCACCCTGGAACAGAATGTCACCCGAAACCTCAATTCCTGACTGGGCCGCTGAATCACGCAAACCAGTGACGACCATGACCGTGGCGGCTGCAAGCCCTTCCATCGGGTTTTCAGTCGCCTCTACCCGGCTCAAGATCTTCTCTGCCGTGCCATCGGCAAAGATCTGGCTGATCGCGTTGTCAACGAACTTGTCATACTGCGCCTGTTCTTCGGGCGTAACAGTATCGCCCTGGTCGTTTGCAAGGACGTTCTGCCCGGGCTGGGGCGTCTCGCCCGCGCGAGCGGGGCCAGTGGGCGCCGGGGCGCCGCCGGGAGCCGGAGCACCGCCAGCGGGGGAAAGAAGGCCGTTCTGATTCGGGTTCTGCATTTGCTGGTTTCCTTACGCTGCTGCGGGTTGCGGCTGGGCGGCGGGTTCGGGCTGGTTTTTAATGAACACTGTCCGGCCCTTGCCCGGGTCATAGACCCACTGCCCGTTCTGATAGCTCGGATCGAACTTCTGATCGGGTGTAGGCCTGCTAGGATCTACACTCAGGTTGTTATTGCCCGGCTGCAACAGACCATTCAAACTGCCGTGGTTCGCGGCGATACGAGCGGCCTGCGATGCCTCAAGCTCTTTCTGCCCGGCAACCTTTACCTTCATCGCGTTTTCTTCATCATCGTCATTGGCGAAGGCCGCACCGACACCCTTGAGCGCACCACCCAGAAGCGTCTGGTTTTTGGTGATGAAGTTCCCGGCCTGCGAAAGCAGGCCGTTGGTGGGGGCCGTGGCTGCGGTGTTGGCTGCTGCTGGTATCGCTGCGGGGGCTGCTGTGCCCGCGTTTGCTGCCGCCTGCGCTACACCGGGGGGAAGTGACCCGCCGACATTGCCGCCGACATTAAACCCGACATTCGGCCCGGCGCCTGGCGTAGTAGCGGCGCCGGGGGCCGCTGCCGGCGCCAAGCCTGCTGTACTCGCCGCCGTGATACCGAGAGCCGAAGAAACGCCACCAGTGACGGCACCGCCGGCAGCACCCATCAGGATACCTTTGCCGATATTGCCCCCCGTAACGGCCGATGTGAGCCCCCCGGCGACGGCACCGCTTATACCGTAACTAAGAACGGTCCCCATCGTGGTTCCAAGGAACGGTAAAGATGAGCCCGCCGAGAGCAGGAATGCGCTCCCAATCCCCGCTGTGAAGTAGGTAATCGCGACGGCAATGATGATCTTGCCAATCACTGAACTGGTGACTTTCTTAAAAGCCTTCTTGATGCTCTTGAATATGCCGCTCATGGTAATTTCCTCTTCCGCGATATGATACCGAGCCGCGTGTAGCCCAGGCGATTGTGAATTTTCTCGATCCGGGCGGGGTCTTCAATGCCATCAGAAGCGCCTAGCCAGATCTCTACGACATTCTCGATGGAAAATGCCCAGTTCTCAAAGGCCGTTAGCAGGGGAATATACCCGCCGCGGCCCGCGTTCGAAACGTAAGTCAGAATATCGGTCGCGTATTTCACCTTGAGGAATTGATACAGCCGATCGGTAATCCCGATGATGTATCCCTCGACCATGCCGGCGACATCCCACACAATAATGGTTCCGTTCCCAGACCTGATCGATTCCATGCAGAATTCTTTCAGGCTGTTCTCGTCCATTTTGTAGTGCGCGTAACTGCTGCGCCGATGAGATTCCTTCACCAGCGTAACGACGCGGGGGATATCCCCAAACTTGGCAATCCGAACAGTCATTAAACCTGTATCGCTGACGTTTCCCAGTCCAGATCGATGCCGTAAAGCTGCTCGACAAGATTCATATCGCTGTCACGCAGAGCGGCGAAATGGCTCAGATACTTGTTCCGCGCCGTAACATTGAGGTCGTTGTTCTTCACAAGCTCGGCCTCAAGAGCCCCGTACTTCTTCTGCACTTCCAGCACCGCAGCGGTGGAATACTGCTTGTTATGCGCGGCAATATTAGAGCTGGCGATGCGCTCGGAACTGGCTTGGCTCTGCGACGCGAGGTTCTTCTGTGCGACCTGCCCGGCTTCCTGCCCTGCGATCGGCAGCGCAACGTCAATCTGTGCCTTCTGCGACGCCTGGGCAGCCATCGAGCTATTCGCCAGACCGCGCTTGTTGGCGTAGCGGGCGCCGGATGCGCGCGCGCCGGCCATCAGCGGGTTGTCTTTCTGCAAGAGCCCCTGCAGGCGCCCTTGAACGCCATCGTCTTCGGGGGTCCATTTGCCGTTTGCATCATATGCCATGTTCAGCCTTTCGCTTTCTGTTTCCGCCGGATCTCGTCAAGTTCTTCACGGAGTTCCCGGCATTGTTCTTTCTCGGTTCCGCAGGTTTTGCCGTAGCGGTCCTGCAATGACCATATCCGCCGGGTGAGGCCATCAGCTTTATCGCGGAGTATCTTCTGATCGAGACGCTCGGAAAGCTGTGCAAATTCGACATGCAGAGCATATCGCGCATCAACGGCAAATGCAGCACTGATAAACATTACCAGCCCTGCAATTACCGAAAGAATGAGATTAAAGGGTTTCATTTGAACACCTTGTCGTAGAGCGATTTTGCCTTGCCGGCGATTCCTGCAATGCCCGGGCTATCTCCGGTGCCCCTCGCAATGCCAACCTGCCGCAGCGTCATGTAGGTAATGATGATGCTGCCCGCGGTCGGTGAGAACCATGTGTAGATTGCGACGAACCCGGATGAATCTGTCAGCAAGACCGATGCGAGATAATCGATCTGGGTCTTGGCGGTGCCGAAGGCTGAACTCAGGAGGTTATGCAACGCGATCGGCATGTCGATCAGAAACACCGCCCAGATGGGGAAAATCAGGGTACGCAGGCACCAGCGGACCACCCAGGGCCGCGTCGTCATACGCATTTCGGCAACCTTCGCAGCGGTTTCCGGCGGGAGTGCGTCAAGCACCTTGGCCGTCACGCTGCCCTGCTCGTTCCGCAGGCGGTTCGTCTCGGCCTTGTACAGATCGAGCTTGGCCGACATGGCTTCCCGCCATTTCTCGCGCTGTTCCTCGGTCATGTTGCCGACTTCGGCCTCAAGACCTTCGGGCGTGGTCGCAGTCGACGGCGTTCCGGTAACGGCTTCCACGACCGCCTTGCCTTCATCGAACAGGCCGGCGACCAGTTTTACACCTTCAAAGATAAGGGGGAGTGCTGCAAACATGATTATTTCAAATCCCTGTTGACTATCTCGATGAACACGGCCTCGCCGGCGTCGATTGCATCGTAAACCTGTTTTGCGATCGCGTGGTAGCAATCAGTGGATGCGAGAACCTTTGGGGGTTTGCCCGGCACTGCCATCGCGCCATAGCCCACCAGCAAGCATCCATCGGTGTGGTCGGTCGTATTCCCGATATGGATATAGACAAACGTGAAGCCCGGGACATCCTGCAAATGCAACATTCCGCGGTGGCGATCGCCAAATTTTTCCGTATACCGCTTGTGCATCCCGCCGTCAGCGCGGATCTTGATTTCGTAGGTGCCGGCAGGAATCCGCGTCTCACCGTCGATCTTTTCCGCCCGGGGCTCGTCTTCCAGCGTGAAACCCGCCCAGGCGCCGTCAACAAAGATGATGCCGGTAGTGCCAAGCTCGGGGTCGCTGACAATACGCTCTAGGCGGATTTTCATTTGGCTACCCGCTCTTTCACAAGCTGTTGGAGCAATCCGGTTATTACATCCATTTTTGCTTGCATCCCGGCGACAGCAATCGCAACATCATGGGAAGATGAACGATCTGTTGCCAGCGTATTATATATGCGCTCGATTGTTAAAGCATGGTCCTGCTGGGTATCCGTTATCTGGTCAATCCGTGTCGCCAGCTTTATGATGATCTTAATATTCTCCTGCGTGACTTTTGCCACTTCCGCGTTATTCGACACCCGAATTTCCAGCCCGCCCATGTAGATCGCGATGTTCGCCATGACGATGGTGACAACGACCGATTGAGCCAGAAGGCCCACCAATAGCGAACCATTGCGCGCCCACCACGGGATTTTAACGTCTGCGGGGGGAGTTTCTATTTTAGCTGTCATTTACGGGCTTTCAAGAGAACGAATACGAGCATGACAATGATTATTGCTTCGCCGGGGCTGATAACACCGATTGCCTGTAAAGCTGTCATAACTTGTATTCCTTCCGGGTTAGAGATTGATCCTAATTGATATCTATTGTGCGTTTGCGATAGCCAGCACGGCTAATCCTTTCCGAACGAAACAACGATCATGACCTTCCGTTCCAAAGAGGCACTAGCAGTGACACTGATAGTTAATCCAGTCTGTGCCGCGGTAAATTGATCCGCAGCACCGGAGTGATTAACAGTGTCCACTATCTCATCAAAATTCTCCGTAATCCCCGCCCATGTGACAGTTCGTCCGCCACCACCGGGAGGCATAAATGCATACCCAATAATCACCCCACCGGCCGGGCAATCTATTGTTCCGGTCATCGGATTAGTGGTACTTACCAACGTGTCACTAGCTGTTGTTGCAGCGCCGTAGAGGGACCAAACACCAATACCGCAACGGCCTTGCTTTTTAGACCATGCGACAACGATTTCCGCAGAAGTTCCAGAAGGAACTACTGCACTGACCAAAGCAGCACGATCATTTGCTGTGCCGCTAGTCACAGACTGTAAAAGAATATCCATTGTTGTGCCAGTCGGATCGGCGGCGACGGTCGGAACGTGTATCTTAACAGAGGATAATGTACGGGTTTCTGCGCCACCGCCGACACCGACAACAACCTGCCTATTGGCTGCGGCAATGCCTATATCCATGCCAGTAAAAGTGTATGACGTTGTGTTGGCTGAATTTATCCCTCTCCCGCCATATGTGAGGGTCAGATCGTTCGAACCGCGAGCGCGCAGTAGGCTGGGGACTATCATCAAAGTCATTATGTCAGCCTTGCTTGAAGTGTAAACATCACGCTGTTTCCGGGGATGGTCGAGCCGACTTGCGTGATTTCGAACGATATCCGATCGCCCGCAACTGCCGTTGTGATAGAGATCACATCATTCGTGTCGTCGGCATTTCCTGTCGCGTCGATTTCCGGCAGGGTGCTGAATATCGTTGTCCCGTTCTTCTTGATATCAAATATCATCGCCGCACCGGTGGGCGCGGTTTCAGCATATGCCTGAATATCTTCGAACGTGATATCCCGCGTCAAGATAAGCCAGCCGTATTCCTGCACGGCGACATCTTCACCCACTCCATCGGCGTCATATCCTGCCGTGAAACCAATATCGTAAGCCCTCTGTTTGTTAGAGGTCGTGATCTCTGATCCTGATTTAGTGGTAAAATCCTCGTCTGCCACCGCCTGGGACCACGCGATTATAATCCAGTTATCCGGGCTCGCATCATCGGCAAACATAACGAATATCTCGCCGGCGCGGGCCGGTACCACATAATTTCCTGCGACACCGTTTATCGTATCGCTGCCGTTGCGGATCATGGTCAGCGTGTTCGCCGCCGTCGCCCGCATAATGCTGTACCTCTCGGTTTCTCCGGCAGCGGCGATCGACGGCAAGGTAAGATCGATATCCCCGCTGGTCGGGTCGCAGATAAACATCTTGCCGTTATCGGTATCCGCGACGATCGTGTAATCGCTGGATTTGTCTTCAATCGAGGTAACGAGGCCCGAACCGGCTGCTGCTGCTGCTGCCGCAGCGGAGATAGCCGCAGCCTCCTCCGAGTCCGCTGCCGCCAATTCCGACACCAATGCCGCCGCCGCACTGACCGCCGCCGCTGCCGCTGCTGCAAGCCCTGCTGGCGTGGGCGTGATGATGGAGAAGTTTGTACCGTTGTGGCGCAGACCGAAAATCCCCGCGACACCACCAGCCGCCGGGTCGCCGCCGTCGAGGGTTTTGATGGCGACCACGCCCAGGCCGTTGACGTTCACCGTGCTGGCGCCGGTATTGTCGTACAGCGCCAATGACCAGACCTCAAGCCCGACAAAATACGAGGCCGGCGCATAGGGCAGCGTGACAACGTATGCATTCGCGACCCCGGTATCCGGGCCGTAATTGATCGTTCCACCCTTCGTCTCGGCTTCGGTCGGCAGTTTGTCGAACCCGGTTTGGGCCGAACTGAAAGCGGAATTGACGTTGGCCGAACGCGCGAGTGTATTCCGGGCGATCGTGCTCTCATCATGTACAAAATATTCGTTTGTCATTATCTTCCACCTCTGACCTTGCGGCGCATGTTGTAATATTGTGTGAACCCACTGATGATGTAGGGCTCGGAATGGATAAGCTCTGAGCCGATGCCCAGCGATATATTCGTGCCACGGCCCGGGGTCCGCGAAACAGCCGTGCCGACGACCTGCGTATCCCAGTTGAATTCATCCCAGTTCGCCGCATCCCAGAATCCGCCGCCGCCTTCCAGATCGAACGAAATCTCTCCTACGCCGGGCTGGTCGGTGTTGCCGTATGAGAAGTCGGCCGTCATGTAGATGTCCGTGTCGGGCTCGGCCTCGATCTCGGCGTAAAGCCAAGAGAATATCTTAATCATGCCCGGGCTGCCTACATGATTGAAGGCAAAGCGCAGTGTGGCCTCGATCGCTGCACCGTCTGCCGATGTCCCGGCTTCGGCGCGGTACACGAATCCATCATCATCACCCAGGAGAACGACTTCCGAGCCGTCAACGTCTTCCTCGGATGTCGCGCAGCGCACGATGAAACCAAGCTGCATGGTGCTGAACGATGGCTTTTTGCCGCTGGCGTCCATGACCATGACGCTCGCATCCTCGTAAAAGCACCGATATTGGTTCTTCGACTTCACGCGAACGCTGCAAACAGTCTGCACTTCGCCCTTCTTCTTTGATTCGAGGAACGGCTTGATCGTCAGTGCCGACAATGTTGCAGCTTCGAAATCGCCATAACTCCTGACCGACGAAAGCTCGCGCACACCCTGCGTATCCATATAGATCGGGCGGGCAAGCATCTGGCCTGTGAACGGGTCGGCGCCGGCGTCATTCGGGTATTTGACGAATTCCCAGTCATCGATGCTCGTTCCGAACAGGATCGCGGTCTTGTTCCGACCTGTGACGACCAGCGTACCGGCATAATCGTCGAGGAAATTCGTGACTTCATCGCCCAGCCCGATCTCTGCCGCGCCAAGCACGGGGTCGAAGCTGTACGGCGTCGTCGTGCCGGAATGCTGGATGGATCCACCCGGGAAGGCGAGGAACAGGTGTTCTTTGAACACGGACACGCGCGAGGGGCGGTCTTCGGTCATGCCGGTAACGATCGGGGTGAAGGTATCACCATCCCATTCGAACGCCTGCCCGGTGCCGTATGCGGCATACAGGCGCTTGCCGTTCGTGGATCCGAAGAAGTTGTGAACGCGGAATGTGAACAGGCCGCCGGCCGGCATGACGTTTTCCGTGCTGTCAGCGGCAATCGTCGCGACATTCGAGGAACCGCTTGCGATATTCAGGTCTTCCGCCTGGAACGTGCCAAGCTGGCCGTACAGAACGATATACCCTGCCGCGTCGCCGTCCGAATAGGAGCCACTGGTCTTGATGATCCGCCGGACCTCCGCCGTCGCGCTCGATGTCGCACCGGTGACTTGATCGAGTTCGAGTATCTCTTCGCTGCCAGACGTGAAATCGACCACGCGGCCCAGATCCATTTCGACCCAGCCGGTGTGAGAACCGCGGAACATTTTGCAGGTCAGCGCGTCCTCTGTGTCGCGGAAACCGTAGCGGTCCCCCAAATAACTGATGGCCCCAAGAGTGGGGCCGGAACCGGGAAGGGCGGAAATCGGTAGTCTTGCGGTCGCAATTGCGTCTCGCTGCCATGTTTTGTCGTCGGTATCGTTTGTCGCCCCCCGCCGTTCCGCTACCCCGTCGCCGGTGGATACCGTTGAGAAAGATACCTGCAGGGGCTCATTGTCCTCGAACACATCGTCAAGCTGGGTGAGCACGAGATACCCCGCCGCAGTACCGGCCCCGTAGCTGCCGCTGGTAACGACTGCATCGACGAGAGCGAGTGCAGTCGCCTGACTGGTCAGACCGATCACTTCATCGCCCTCAGACACCGCCACAGAGCCCGCATCGAAGTTTAGCACCCAATACGTCTGCTTATGGGGCTCAGGCCGTCCGTCGACGCGCTCCCAGCCCGCCACACGCGCATAGCCTTGCGGGCGAGCTTCATGGTTCACGCAAGCAATCAGGGAGCCGGGCTGCTTCTCAATAGCCGGTGTGACCAGATCCATACCGCCGATGCACTTGACGCTGAACTCTTCGCTCATGCGAGGGGATCTCCCAGTTCAATCGGCGGCGTACAATCACGGATCAGGGATTGTCCGCCGGAACTGCGCCGGGCGCGGGAATTGGCGAAGGCCGTCATTGCCTCGTCATGTCCGTTGTAAAGCTCCAAGGCGTAATCAACGATAAGATCATGGAACCGGGCGGGCATAAGCGGCACATCGGCATTGAGAGCAAGCGTCTGGCTGTTGAGGCGGTACTCGCCCCGAACGGTGTATGCTGCGTCGGGCGTCGGCCCAAGGCAGAATTCCCCAGCCGGGGAAACTGCATATTCCGTAGGCCGGCCAGCGGTATGCACACCGATGTCATATACCGCTTTGAAGTTCCGCCAAGGCATGAACCGAAGCTGGTTCTCGTCTGCCTTGCCGGTCGCGGTCAGATAGATCGTCGCGGGATACCGACCCATCTGGGGATTATCGACCACCCACTCCGCGAAGCTGGTGATGTTCCAGCCTGCGGCGGTGTACCGAACCGTATCTGCTGCCGACTGTGCTTCGAATTCGCGATACATCCAGTCCCACGAACCAAGATGATTCTGGATGCGATTCCAAGCGTCGTTCACATACTCGACAATTTTCAGTTCTTCACCGCTCTGGTTAATAACCGTTGTCGGGCGTGTGCCAAAGATAGCGCCAGTTTCGCGCGCTACCTTCTGGCAGATTTTCAGATACGTTGCCATAACGCTTAGGCCGCTACGCGCTGCGACTTCGGCATTTCGTCCAGGCGGTGCCATTCCAAGATTGCAGCACGATCCGGCATTTCGATGACGTTGAACGGATAGGACTGCACGTTGCTGCTGGTTTCCTCGTCCGTTGTCTCGTCCGTTTCGAAGTGCGTCTCGACCGCATTGACCAGACCGAGATAGTACCGGTACGGCACGTCGATCGGCTTCTTGCGAGGCAGGAGCATGACGATGCCATTCACGCCGACCGGGATCGCGCGCTTGCCACCAGCGCCAGCCTGTTCGCCAATAATCAGCTTGACCTTCGGATCATTGGCCGAAATCACACCAGACTGCTGCTGGGCGATGGGCTCGGGATCTTCGGGGGTGTCCGCTGCGGCGACGGCAGGCGTCAGAGCCTCGTCCATCGAAGGTATGCTCTCGTCCGGTTCGTCGTCCTCGGGAACGGAGATTGTCGGCAGGAAGTAACACGCCGCGAGCTTGCTCTGGATGGTATCCATCCGGGCGTTTGTCGGGATGTTCAAGCCAATCGCTGTAGTGGCGAAATGCCGAAGCTGCTCTTCCGTCGCTTCTTCGATGGGAATTCGTTTCATTTTCGTCTCCTGAATGTTGCGCCTGAATCACTTTCCAGGCTATAAATAGACCGTTGATGCTTCTCCTAGCGTCAGTAGGGTGACGAAAGAGCCCCACCCCGGTTTGGACTGGCCGGGGTGGGGTTTTTCTTTTATCCTGATTACGCCGGGTCGGTCGTCAGAACGGAATAGATAACCTCGACTTCCGCCGTGGAATTTCCGCCGCCGCTAACCGTGAACTCGGCACCGTCATTGCTGATCTGCACCGCTTTGTTGTCGAGGGCGGTTTCGGCAACGATAAGCTCCGTCAGATTGCCGGAAAGCATCTGCGTGTTCGCTGCGGCGTCAACAAGGCCATCAGCTTCCGCCGCATCGAGCGTCGCACCGCCCGCATACTTGAGGATCAGGTTGCCGTCTGAGCCAGCGTCATCGAAGGCGGTTGAGACAAAGATCGTCCGAAACCGCCAGCTATGCACCATGATCGCGTAACCGGCGCCGGGAGCGGCAACCAGTTCGATGGGCGTCGCGGCGAGATTTTCCAGATTGGCCTGCGTAAGCGCGGTAAGCGACCGGCCCAGAACAGGCACGTTGTCGATACCGATGGGAGCCCAGTCGGCAGTGGTAAGGGCGGTTGCCTTGTACCAAGCGACTGCGACCGTATCGAGATACAGTTCACCGACATAGTTCGGGGTGACGGCGCCGATCGGCGTCACGATGCCAGAGACGTAATGCTCGCCGCGAGCAAGTGCCCGCAGGATCGTGTCGAGGGAGAGAAACTGACCACGGGAAGCGCGTCCGGCGGTCTGCAACATGGTTTTGTAGGTAAGGGAAGTCATTCGCGGTTTTCCTTATTTTGATATGAGGGGGCGGCCCCGAATGGAACCGCCCCTTTTCATTAGTGTCGGAACACCAACGGTAGCGTAGAGACGGCTGTTACCAGACGGACGTTTGCTCCGCACCGGCGACCGTGGCGGGCTGGTGCATACCGACATCGTTGCGCGATGCGCGATAGCCGAACAGCTTGCCGTTCGTCGAAGAGCCAGACGGGATCGTGAACCCCTTCTGGTAGTTGTTGCTCTCGTCGCCCTTGTACGGCAGGAGAGCAACGCTCGATGCGGCAGCGGCAGCAGTGGTGATGCCATAGACGACCTGAGCCGCCACGGTGACATCGTTGGTACCGCTGTCGTTAAGCCCGGCGTTTTCAGATCCGAACAGGCCGCCGGAGATATCTTCTTCGTCGAAGATAAACCAACCGGCGGCGTCGCCACCAGCCCATGAGCCGGAATCGAGGATGACTTCACGGATCTTGGCGGAGACGGTCGTGCTCGTCAGTCCGCGGATCGTGTCGCCCTTCTTGATTTCGGTTGTGCCACCGCTCGTAAAGGCGATGACGGGGTTGAGGAAGGCGGTCAGAAAGGGAGTGCCGTCCGTGAGGTTGAAAAGTTCGAGAACTTCGGGGATGAAACCGAGAGAGACGTTGAGTGCCGCTCCCGTTCCGTGGATGAAACCATTGCGCTGCATATGCAGTTTTCCTTATCGATGTTGAAGAAATCAGGGCGGGGAACTCAATCCCCGACCCTGTTTAGCCCTGTGCTTTACAGCGCAGTCGCGGCCACCTCCATACGCTGCATCCACGTCTCATTGAGACGTACCGCCGTATAGTAGGCTTTCCAGGAGACGTATCCGCGCTGGCCCATCGGGTCAGATTTGGACGGCGTTCCGGGGTTCAGCACCATCGGCTTGATGGCGTTGGCGCCCTTGAGCGGCACATGACCGAACGCTTCCATACCTAGGTAGAGCACGGGATAGACATCGGCGCTGGTCCCAGCGGTCGACACCATTTCCGTGCCGCTGCCAGACTTGGCCCCGCCTGCGTCCTCGAACGGCACCAGTTCGGGCGAGCACACGTAACGAACGCTCTCGACCGACCCCAGTTCCTCGGGGCAGATGGGCTGCCGGCTGCCGTAATTGGCAACAGAGAGGAAGCCCGGCAGATCCCGAATGTCGGAATCCAGGTTGGTATGAGAGACGGCGACGTACGCCGCTTCAACCGACTGGGTGCCGTATTTCGTCGAAGCGTCGAGGATGCGCGTGATCTTCTTCGCCTTCTGTGCGGAAAGCGACCGCGTGATGCCACGCTGACCGGCGAGGGTGATCGGCGTATTGACGCTGGAGCGCGCGGAACCGTTCGAATAACTGGCGTTCGTGCCAGCCTTGACGATGCCGTAGCAGACCATTTCCATCGTCAGCCCGGCCTGATCGCCCGCAAGCATCGATGCGTCCTTGAGCACCGGGTCTTCCGAGAGATCGTCAACCACATCGGTAATCTCGATGGGGCGGCCATACTGGCGCATGGTTGCAGAAACGTCTTCGTATGACATCTTCTGCGCGGTCGGTGTGATGCCTTCTTGCAACGGCACGGTTGCTGCCGCGAACGGGACGGGACGGCGGAATTTCACCGAGATCGCCTTGTTCTTCGGCATGGGTTTCGTCATTCCCATTTTACCGAGCACGATTACGGGCTCGGCGTATGAGAGCATTTCGTTGGCGGCCCAGGCAGCGGTACGCTGTCCGATATCGCCATAGGTTGTCGTTCCATCAGCCATGTGCGTAGTCTTTCTCGTTATGCCGTTTTGCGCCCAGCTAATTCGTCACTTTTGCGCTGGAAGTGGTCAAAAGCGTTGTCGAAGCTGTTGCCCGGCCCGTCGCCCGCCGCACCAGTCTTGCTGGGGATATCGGTAGACGAATTTAACCGGCGCTGTCTTTGCGCTTCTAACGGCGTTGGTTGGGGATCACCTTCGTCGCCTGCGTCAGCTTCGTCGGTGGGTGTATAGATAGGGAGATCCAAGCCCTGCTCGGCCATTTCTGCCTTGAACGTAGACACGATATGGGCAACCTCTTTTCCGTCGAGGGTATAGTCAGCGTTCTTCTCGACCACATCACGGACGTATTTCGGGGCGTTTTCAAACCATCCCATAAATTCGTCCGAACCCCGAATAGCTGAGTAATCGGGGTGAACGGCTAAGATCTGGGCTTCCTGCTCGTCAATGAACGCTATCTGTCTCTCACCAGAGAGATCAGCGAACGCGCCATCGAACGTATCCACCTTGCCTGTAACCATATCCATCTTGGCCTCAAGTGCCGCGAAACGTGCATCCACCGGCTCACCAATCTCGGGGTAATCGCCTTCGAAATCGGCCCACCCCTTCTTCGGGTCTGCTTCGGGATCTGCGTCAGCGTCTTCTTCGGCGGGGTCGGCAGCGGGCTTAACGTCCTGCTGTTCCAACCGAGCTTGCAAAGCGGCTGTTTGTGAGCGGCTCTCTTGAAGTGCTCTACTTAATCCGCCGACCGACTTGCGGTCACGGTCCCAACTCTGTTGCCCTTTCGTGGCGTCCTTATAGGCGGCCACTTGTTCGGGCGTCGCATTTAGCCAGAGCGGGTTGGGATCTTCTTCGTTTGTCTCTGCGGTCGCGGCTGGGTCTTTGTCAGCGTCGGCCTGGGTTTCGGTATTGTCGTCATCGTTCGTACCGGCGTCGTCTTCACTGCCAGAGAATTCATTGAACGCAGCGTCAAAATCGGCGTCTGCGCTCTCCACGTCTGGGCGATCATTGTCGTCCAGCGGCGGTAGGTCGGTATCTCTTTCAGCCATCGTTCCGGTTCTCCTGTTTGGCGTCTGGGCGATATTGCCCAGCGGCCGGGTAATTCCTAGTCAAACACAATGGGCACCCCGGAAGCATCCGAGACAGGCTCGTCAAGCTCCGTTGGTGCCACACCGAGTTTCAAAAGATCGTTGCCGAACTGTATGCGGCCCCTGAGCATGTCCATGTCGCTGCGTTCGCCACCAATGACGAGGCGCTTCATGCACCGCTCCCTGTCCGCGTCCAGAGCTTCCTTGAGCACATCCCATTCGAGGCAGTGCGGGGAAATGTATCCAGCCATCAGATATACCCTCCGCCCTTGCCCATATCAGGGTTGGCGGTCTGCACGGCCACCTCTGTTGCGATGATCCGTTCCTTGCTGTCCATCTGCATCCTGACCTTCTCAAGCTCAGCGGCTATCTGCTCAAGGCTGACGTTGCGGCCTTCCGCAAGCGCCATCATCTTACCGTCGCGCTCCATCTGGGCGATTTGCAGTCTGAATCCGCCTTCGGCCTCGATCATCTTAATCTTGCCGGTCAGTTCTATTTCCTCGGGCGACGGCTGCGGGTTCTCGGCGGCCTTGTCCGCTTCTTCCTTCAACTCGTCGTCGGTCAGCACGAACTGGTCGGCCTTGAGCATGTGAACCTTGTAGATCTCGCGGTATAGCTCGACATGCTTGGTCATGCCACCAAAGATCGGGTGATCTGCGAAATTCATCGCAAGCGCCATAAGGTTCTGGGCCTGCATTTCCCGCACCAGCAACACGGACGAACCGCGCGCCTCGATGTTCATATCGCCCTTGATATCGCCGTTGGGGCTGAATTGCATGTTCCAGTCGTATGCGCGCTGGATCGTGGGGGTCGTCAGATCGTCATCCCAGTTCTTCACGGCGTTGCGGAACACCACGTTGGAAGCGTTCATCAGCATCGACATACCAGTTGCGGTCTGTGTCATTTCCGAACTCTGATCTCCCTGCGCTATCAGGGGCATGTTCGTTTCGTCGTCGATGAACTTCATCGCTATATCAATGATCGCCATCAGATCGCCGCTGCGGTTCGGTATGTCGAAGATCTCGAACGGCTTGTTTCCAGGAGCTACGGTGCCGGTCTTGAGCCACACCTTGAACGGCGTGAACGAATAGCTGCCGTTCTGGGGCTCGACGGTTTCCTTGTCGACGACGATCTGCGGGCCTGCCGACACACCGGCATTGTTCAGCGTCATGCGCCACGCCGCGTTGACGGCCGACTGGCTGTCACGGGCGAGACGAGGAACGCCGCGACCGAAGATGCAGGTATCGTCCTTCTCGAAATTGTAGACCGAATACAGGCTGTCATTGGTTTCCAGCGAGGAAAGGCCGATTTTCAGAACCTTCCCCTGACAGAACCATATCTCTAGCCGTGTCTCTTCCAGTTCGTCGATGTCATCCAGTTCGACGTGCAGCCCGTCAACGGTCCCGCTGTCCTGCCCGGCGCCCATGCTCTCGATGATTATCCGAACGTCTGCCGGCTCAAGGCTGCCGTGGTACTCCCAGACGGTGAAGCGCCGCTCGTTGCCGGTATCACCGGTGCGGAGAATGGCGCGCAACTGGCCGATATACTCGGGCTGCTCACTCTGTGGCCCTTCGTTGAGAAGATCGCGGAGTGCCTGCTTGCTGAACCCCGGCATTTTCGCCATCGCGCGCAACTGCTTCCGGTTCTGGGAATGGCGCTCGAATTCGAATTCGCTCTCGGCCATCGTTGACGCCGACATATCGGGGAAGAAGTCGAATGGGTTGGTCCGATGGTACGCCGGGCGGGGGTCGCTGTTGTTTTGCAGGACGTAGACCTTTTGGATGGGATCATAACCCCAGCCGCGCTTTGTCCTGTTGCCTGCGACCGGCCCCTTCATAATCCCGCTGCCTATACGAACGGCGTCACGGATTGATACCCGGCACTTCGAGTTGTAGTTGGCTTCGACAAGCTGATCCTCGATCTCTTCGCTCATGCGGGCTGCACGGTCGCGAGCCTCGGCAATCAGTCCCTTGGCGGCCTTGGCCTGCTCTGCCCCATCCGGCGCTTCCGCGGCCTTCTTCGCCTCGTCCGTCAACTGCGGGACCGGCGTGGGCATGATGCCCCAGTTCTTGTCGTCGGTCGGGAACAGCATGTCCGATAGCCGTGCTTCCCAGCTATGGCACTTCGGGCGGGTCATGTTCGCGAAGAGGCGGGATTGGTTCTTCTCGCGGAGTTTCTTCTCCGTTTCGTGGTCGTACTGCCCGTAATACTGCTGCAGGTCTTCTATCCAGCGGTCTTCGATGGTCTGCCGGCGGCTCTTCTGCTCCGTGGCGAGACGTTCAAGGCCATCCACGATTGACGCCATTGCCTCAAGCTTCTTCTCGACATCGATCGCGGGGTCGCGCCCGTCCTCGTCGCCAGTCTCGATTGCTTCGCTGTAGGCTTGGTCGTTCATCAGTATCCCGCCCTAGAGTCCGCTGCTTCCACTTCCCCCACGATCCGCTTGACCGGGGGGAGCTTCGCTATCTGGATTCCATTCCTCATTAGCGTACAAGACGCTAGGACTAGAGGGCTGGTCTTCGGCATGACCTTACCATTTAAGTCCCGTCTGAAAACAGCAAATTGTTCCCGCCAGTCTTGGCACGTCGAAAAAACCTTCACCTGCCCATTGCTCATCTTCTGCCATGTCGCCGCAACGTCAGCTTCCACGGGGGTTAGCGACATCGCCATCTTGATCCCTGCCTGGCGAAACCGCAGCACTTCCGCTTCCGTTTCCTTCTTCGTTCTGCCCTGCCCGACCGCCGACACGATGCCCGGCACCCACACGCCGCGCGCTTTCATGGCGTCCGCATGGGTCGATATGTCGGCATGTTCCCGGCAATGCTCGGTGTAGAGGTACGTTGTCGCCGTGCCGGGGTCCGTCGCTGCCCAGATCACCTGAGTACCAGTCGGGGTGTATTCGAGCCCGAACACCTTCGGCCAGTGCGCCGGGATCTCGAACGGATCCACTATCAATTGTCCGTCAGCCATCGGGAATACCTCTCCATCGTCGATTTCTCTCATTGTGAGCACCAGAGCGTCAGCTTCATCCGGGCTGCGTATGCCCAGCTTCGCCATGACAGGCTTGCTCGTCGCCATCCTCTTGCCCTTGTCGTTCGTGTAGTACGTCCAGCTTGATAGCTGGGTTATGAGCTTCTGGCAGTCGTCCGGCAGCACGATGCAGTCCTCGATGGGATGCTCGAACCCGGCTATCTTGTCCCCGGTCAGCCATAGGTACAGTTCGTGCGACCGCTGGAACCTCTCCCGCGTCACCCACCACAGCTCAATCTTGAGGTTGCCGAACATCTCCTTCGCCGTTCGTCCGTCCGGCCATACATTATCGGTCGGCGGATTACCTGTGTTCACGCCCTTTACCCGCATCGGCCCGGTATCGGCGTTCTTCAACGTGCTCGCCACACCAGCGCCAATGCCCGGCGCATCATAGTTCAAGTGTTGGCTGTTATGGATCCGCGCGTGTTCGAGCCCCTTGAAGGCCGTGTTCGCTGTATCCGGGTTGCCCCACGATTCGAGTGGCATGACGACCGGCCCCTTACGTGTGACCGCCACCGATGCACCCTTGCCACCGCCGCCCACGTCCAGCCCGGTGATACCTTGGAAGGATGGCTTGACCTCGATCAGCTTCTTGAGCTTCTCCGACGACGCCACCCACCGTGCCGGGATGATGATGCCTTCGACCGAAGCGGAGTAGTCGATGTCGTACTCGCTCGCGAACACATGCTCGTCCGTGGTCCGGCGCTTCTCCTTTTCCCAAGCCGTGTCCTTCCTCGGGTCGTCGGTGAAGTGGAACCTGAATACCGGGATCTGCCCGCTGTGCGTCTTCCGGGCGAAGACGTTGCCCATGCCGTTGACCGTGCTCGCCCAGATCGCGCAGTCCGTATTGCCGGTGACGGCCGCGTCGACCATTTCAGCTTGTTCGAGGAACGCCCCTTCATCCACGATGTACATGGACGACCGGCCCGACCGGCCCATGTTCTTGCCGCCCTCACCGGTGATTGCGCTCCCGGTCGCCGGGTTGATGATCCTCATGTACCGGCTGTGCTCTCCCTCGTTGAACCCGGCTGGGAGCATCCACCACGGCAAGTGCCGCATCATGATCCTGATCTTTTGCAGGATCGTGTCGGGATTGTCGAGTTCGTCCACGTCATCCGTGGTGCGAGAACCGAATGTCGTCTTGAAGCCCGGCTTGAACAGCCACCGGTGCAGGGCATACGCGCCGCATAGATACGTGATGCCCATGTCCCGGCTCTTCTCGACCGCGCCGTCCTCCGCGCCTGTCTCCCGCTTGAGCATCCACTCCATGAACTCCGCCTGCCGGGGGAACAGGTCGAACGGCACCATTGCCGGTTCGTTCATGGCGATAAGGCGCGGATCATACGTCCAGAGCCAGTCGTTGCACCAATCGACGATGTTGTCCGCGCAATGGGCCCGGATCGCAGCCCGCGTGAACTCCCGCTCTTCCTCGGTGCCCTCAGTGCTTGACCGTAGTAGGGTGCTGACACGCCGCTCTATAGATGTCTGCAAGCTCCTGCGATGATTTCCCGCTGATGTCTGCGAGGGTGACGCTGTGCTCAACGGCGGATTGGATGGCCCCGCCGTTGATGCCGGAGACTTCGACTGTACTGATAACGCCATAACCGCGATCCTTTGCCTTGCGGGTGAGATAGAACTTGATGGCCCACGGCTCTTCGGCCTTGAGCGCCTTCAACAGCCCAGTCTCGGCAATGTCCTTGGTTTCCTCTGCGACCTCGCCGCGATGCTCTTTCAGCTCCGGCCAGCGTTCGAGAGCGTTGTACACCGTCGCACGGCTGCATGATGTCTTGTTCCGCTTGGCGAGCACGGCGGCGGCCTGCGTTATCATCCCGGCGGCCTCGGTCAGCGCGTTAGATATCTGGATCTTCGTGAACTTGGGCTTGGCGTTGCCCTTTCTCTTCGCAGCGGGATTGCGTCTAGCTGGCTGCTTCGTCGGGGCGGGCTTTGTCATAGCCGTCTCCTTTTCCTAGTTTAGAATGATCGTAATTGTTTCCCGGACTCCGGGATTGTGCCTTAAGTGGCTGTAATCACACCGTTAAGTGCTTCCTTATTTTCGGCTTATGCATCCTCATTTGCCATGAAATGAGCATATTCCGGGGTATACATATGCATGACCATGTGCTTTATCCCGTGTGCGATGCCCGCGATATACGTGTCGGCAAGCTCCGGGTTGGTGTTCAACAGGTTCGCCCACGTCGCATGGATAAGCGGGGTCACGCCGTCTTTAAGCCTGCCAACCTTGACGCCGCCCTGATAGATGGCGAACTCACCACGTCCGACGAACTCGATCCGGTCCGGCCTGGGCATTTGCCCATCTCTCTCCGCTACCTCGCGCTGATATGCGTGGAACGCCGTTTCGAGGTCGTCCAGTTCGTCAGCCGCGTAGATCTGCTCTTCGCTCTCGCCCATCAGTGCGGACCAATGATCGGCGCTATGACGTGTGAACGTGTTCCATCCCTCGCCGTCAGTCGTGACCGCGTGAACGTCTGTCGCAATGGCTGTGATAACTTTCATTGTGCTCTCCTTTGGTGACGATCCGGCGATTTACGTCTTAATGCCCAATCGTGCTGTTGACCCCGTTAATGGCTGAACTGGTCTAAAACGCCTTCCCGTAATTAACTTGCGCTTAATCGTGTGCGGCTATAACGTGAACTCGTTTCAGTCCAACAACAGGAGATTAGCACCAATGGACCCATTAGACACATGGCTTGTTCTGGGGATGTGCTGGACGGTGGTTATCGGCGGTCTGTTCTATTTCATTGATAGGCACACACCTTGAAGCCGGTCACGCTTTCGAACGGTATTGTTCGGCGCGGTCGGGGGCGCGTTGAGCGTACCTTGCGGCGTTGGTACTTGTACCCCGGCTTTCCCTGTCTCTGTGTCTTGGGCGCGGTCCTCGTGCTCTGGGGCGTGTCTGTCGTTATCGCTTTCACCCACTGATCTAGGAGAACAATCAAATGGCTACCTCTACCAATCGTTACAATGTCTGCACCAATCGTGGCAATCGTCGGGTTTGGTATGACGCGACGTTCATCACGGGCGGCAATGCGGCGGTCATTGAAATCCGCCCAGCGGCGGCGGCCTAGTGCCGGGCTTCATGTTCGATCCGTGGGTCATCAGCGCGATAGTGTGCGCGATGGGCGCGTTCAACTGGCGCATCGTTAGCCTGCTGGGTGACGACTGATGCGCGCTGCATACCCAAGGTACTTCAAGACCCCAGAAGGTCGTGCCGTCAGTGTCCGCGCAATGGGGGCTGCCCTGCGCGCCATCAGGAGCAACCCCAGCGCCGACTATCCCGGATGGAATTGGTTTCCCACCCCCGGATATCACATCCTTAAATCGTTCCGTGACGGCCTTCACGACCGGATCAATATGCGCGCGGGCTGATATAGACGATAGGGGCGGGGCTTCGGCTTCGCCCCCTTCGCCTGCACCAGTCCCGGTCAGGATCACAGGAGAACCAGTCCCATGCCACACCATGTCAAATTGAACATCACCATCGATAGCGGTAATTCCGTGTTCGATGAAATGCCTATATCCGCCCTGATATCTTACTCACAAAAATCGCTGACACGGATTGTCGCCAAACTCGCGGATAATGGCAGCGTCAACGGGCCCATCATGGACAAGAACGGCAATGCCATCGGCACCGTGTCAGCTTCCATCGAGGTCACAGAATGACGACCTATAAAACCGAATTCCCCGGCTTCGTGTTGAGCGATCAGGACACACCGATACCAGAGGACTGGGTGGATATTAGCTGGGGTAATGACGGCTGCCCGTGCTGGAATGCCGGATTGTGCAACGGCAGCGAGATCCGCGTATGGGTCGATTACCAGAACCCCGCTGACCGGCAGCAAGATGTCGAGCACCGGTTCTCTGTTCAGGTTGAGGATACCCTCACGTACCACGATACCGACGATTGGGCAGAAGCCCTGTTGACGGTCGCGAAGCTGCAGATGGGAGACGCCGCGATCGTGCCTAGCCGCGATAGTCGTGACGAGTACCACGCCCGGATGATTTATAAGGTGTCCGTGCT